CTTGTCGCCTCCACTAGGGCAAAAGTTCCTAGAAATACAGCTGTCCGAAGACAACCCTGCAGATTAACTGCAGGGAACCATCTTTATACGATAGCCTTGAACTGAATCGCGTGGTACCACACCATCGCGACCCAGGTTGGGGCCCGGGTCCGGCATTTTGCCGGCAAAGTATAAAGCGGACGCTAGAACGACATCGGGAGAAAAGTGTTTCCAAGATACAGCCTGACCCATCACGGGCGAGTATGTATCGAAATATCTTATTCCGTGTCGTATGCGAGGTCTCCAATACTTTTCATCATCCGTAATGACCAAGTCTCCGAGCGCCTTGGGACCCCTAAGGGCCCGAATGCGCGATGGAAGCTGATCTAGGACTTTGAAACGTGCCTTATTCAGGACGTATTGAAGATTTACATCCACCGCCTTCTCACGAAGACGCCAGATCGCATTGGCGAGTGCAATTAAATGCTGCGGTTCAGTAACATCCTCCTTGATATAGTGTGGTCTAACATCCACACCGAGGAAATAGTCACCTCCACAACTCTCTCTGAAAGGTCCATCAACAAAAGATTTCTCTCTGTTAGGTTCGAACCCTAGAAATTTAAGAGCTGCCAACACTCCTTGAGCTTGACCAGTCGGGACGATGATATCATCCCCGAACACGCAGACATTTTCCCCGAAAATCGGGGTGACGTCGTTGCATTCCAGTACGGCGCCGCAAATAGCGGCGAATATTGTGGTTTCGAGTTCAAAGGTGTAACCGTTTCCCATAGAGCTGAATTTCTCCAGCTTCACCCAGTGACCTTTCACTTGGGTGTGCGAACTGCGAAGCTCCCGTAAGGGGGCCAGCCACTCGCGTGGGAGTAGTAACTCAACTAGGTTACTACAGACGGTATCACTAGCGTTTGAAAGATCAATTGTACAGAAATGGCCTTCTTTAGAGGCCTCACAGGCGACCTGCCTGTGTTTTTCCTGGTCTGTCGCGAGATTCAATCCCGCGACAGCCAGACGGCGCTTCATCGCCTTGCCTACGGCAAGTTGGTAGAAGACGTTAATGCTAGGTTCGACGGCAATAGGCCGATCTTTCCTGCAATCCTTTGGGACGGTCATAAACCGATTCCCACGTACAATTATCTCATCACGTTTAGCAGCAGCGCAGGATTTTCCCCACGCGTTACAACTCCATTGCTGAAGCCATAAGGTGCCGCCAGAGTTGACCGTTGGTTGCGATTGCATTTTGTCAGGTAGCGTTGCTGTCTGACCTCGATCGCTAAAGGTAGAACCAGGTCCAAACCTACCATCCAAAAAGGATGGAGGCACGGGCCCTAAGAGAAATCGAACATATTTCCGACAAACACGTAAAAAACGGCTTATCGCCTCATCACAAGAAGGGTGTGAAAACCCTTCGAGGTAAGGAGTCAATCTCTCATTGGTCCTATAGCAACTATGCTCAGAAGCCCACCAATTCTTCAGAGCCTCGGCCTCGCGGTCGAAGCTCGTCGGTAAGGATGGGTCCTTGCGCAGCAAATCAGCACATACGCGATCAGCGTAGTAAGCTTCAGCTGTGGAATAGTTGCTCGGATGAACG